ATATCAAAACTTCCTTTTCATTTTCCTTCTCACCTCCTTTAGCTTCTGGCTCCATTAATTTAGGTACACTTGCCATATCAATCATTGCTGCATTTACCATGTACTTGTTTCCTCCAAGCTCATCAGGAATTAGGTTCATCTCCTCCAACTCCCTTATGTCATTGGCTGACATTATTCCATTCTGCCGCATAGTCTGGTAGAAGCTTGCCCTTGAAACTGCATCACCTCGTAGTCTCCCGTTCAGATTGAATTTAACGAAGTACTTCTTTTTGTCATCATATGAAAACAAGGCCTTTTGCATGGACTGCTCAAGCCTTGATACCCAGGGGATTATTGTATTGTCTATGAAGCTTATCGATTGGTGTTCGATATTTGAGAATGTAGCTCTATCAAGAGATGCAACCAGATGTGGAGGCACCCTGAATATCCTGCATATCTCTTCAGTCTGGAACTTTCTCGTTTCAAGGAATTGTGCCTGCTCAGGAGGTATGCCTATGCTCTGGAACTTCATACCTTCCTCAAGTACAGCCACCCTATGAGCATTGTTGCTGCCCTGGTACACTGCATTCCAGCTGTCCCTTACACGCTTCGGATCCTTAACCACACCGGGATGTTCTAGGACTCCTCCTGGATTTGCACCATTAGCGAAGAAGGTAGCTCCATATTCTTCAGTTGCTATTGCCATTCCCACAGCATTCTTAGCCATTGCGATTGGTGAATATCCAACAAGGCCATCAAAGCCAAGGCCTGGAACATGCAGTACGTCATAATCCCTCAGCTTTGTGGAGCCGAGTTCTGTCCTGTATTCATAAATCAGATCTCCGTTTGTGTTTCTATCAACAACCATTCGATCTGGCAGTAGTGGATACAGGGAAATCACATTTCCTCTGCCATCTCTTATGATCTGGGCATAGGCATTTCCCCAAAGCAAAAGATGACTCATCAGTGTTTCTCTAAACACAAACGAAGTCATCTCAGGATTTGGCTCATCATGGAGGATTCGGTATAACCTATGTTCCAAGGCCTTCTCCTTGCCGTTTGAAGTGTGCTCGTACACATGGAGTGGCAGGCTTGCAATTGTCTCAGCTAGGATCCTTACACAAGCGTACACAGCTGTTGTTTGCATTGCTGTCCGTTCGTTCACAGTCTTGCCGCTGCTGGTACTTCCAAAGAAGAAGCTATAGTTACTTCCGAAGTATGTATTTGAAACAGGCTTATCCCTTGACCTGAATAGCCTTCCAAGTATAGGTATCTGCATTCTTTCACCTTCTTCGTCTAAAATGAGCATGAAAAAAGCACCTCTTCCGAAGTGCTTTCAAATTTAGCAATTTTTATAGTATTTTGCATGTATGTTAGCATTTATCCTTTCTTTCAGATCTTCCAACTTTACAAAATCAATTAACTCGATATCATTTGCTGCAGCTAATTCAAATGCAGACCTTGTAAAAGTGCTATTTGTTATCACAATACCTCGGTTTGCTGAGTAAAACTTAATGGCTGCAACCACTTCTTGTATGGCACTATTTCCCACGGTACCTTTATAAAATTTAGCTTGAACAACAATTTTTTCATTTTCATCGCTTAATATGAGATCTGCACCTTGATCTCGAGTAGATTTAGTTCGCACAACAGAATACCCGAGCTTGCCATAGAGATTTTCTAGGTATATCTCAAAATCGATACCAGTCTCAATATTGCTATATGTAATTCTTGCTAATTCAATTTCCTTCTCAATGGTAAAGTCACCTGCTAAAAATCTACGTTTTTCCTTATCCATTTTCAGTTGTTGGAAAAATACATTGATTTGCTCAAGGAACTCATTCTTCAATAAGGATAGCTGGAGATATTCAGTAAATGAGATGTAATGTGCACTAATATTACTATTTAATATAGATTTATATATTAATTCGATGTGTACTCTCCATTTTTCTGTATCAAAATCCAACATATAACTAAAATTATTTTCAATATGCTTTTTCATTTTCTGTAGGATCTCACTAAATGTTACGATCTGTAATTCAAATAAGATATTACATGAATTACTATCCATTCTATCCATAAATTCTTGATAAGAGGCATGACGCCAACGGCGTTCAATACTACAAATTAGCTTCAAGTTATTTTCGCTATAGATCTCAGAGAATGTATTCAAATAATATTGTTTGTATATAGGAAAGAGTTTATTGATGTACGAATATCCAAATTGCTTTGAAAGATTATCAGATAATTGAACCAATTCACCTTGATTTCTATATACACTTATATTTCTGTAAGCAATTAACACTCTAATAATCCGCAATATTTCAAAAAATATATCATACTTAATTTCCTCAATTACTATAAAAGTGTTTTCCCAATCATTCCAATGCATATTTATAGAATCAATCACATTCTCTTCGTAAATTTTGTATCCAGAATAATTATACTTGATAAAAAAGGGAGGGAAATTATATTTAGCTAAAGCACTATTAAATATAGATTCAGTGTAATTTCTATATATATGTTGAGGACGATTTGGATTGTCATTACGAATATCCAACAATGTATGTAATAATTTTTTATCAAATTTATTTATATATATATCAAGTTCAGAGTATTTATTTAATTTTTTTGTATCATTATATATTATATGAAATAATTGAAGTATATTTTCAACTTTAATTTCCACTTTTTGTGTTTTTAGATAATAAAGATTATCTGCCATACCAGAAAATATAACATTAATAAATGACTCCAAGCAATAGAAGTTTTCAACTATTTCATCACAGTTTATTTCTTCTACTTTTTGCACCACCGGTTTTTGATCTTTAAAAAATTTGAACATAATATGCACCACCTAACACTAAATCGATTACTAACTATGTTATGAGATAATATTACGCCAATATTTTAAATGTGTCAGCAAAACTGCTCAATAATGTTATAGTTATTTCAGGTACATAATATAGAGATGCTCAATAATACCTTTGAATAATACAAGCAACTCTTAAGGGAGGCTTGGCAATATCTATTCTCTATTAAGTATGAACTCAAGGTACTCTTTCTTGTGTTCGTCGATGAACACCACAAGGTCGAAGTAGTCATTATTGTATGCTTCTCGCTGGACCCCATAAATATCAAACATGTTGCATTTACCTGAATCTCGAATGTCCAAAATTTGCTCCTTAATCTTGTCCGTTAGCAGTCCTGGCTCAGTATAATAACTCCCATATCGGCAATAACTATATCCTTCTGATTCACAAAGCACCCCTTCCTTGGCTCCTTCAGCCTTGACATAAATGCAGTGGTAGACGCCATTGGTGTCAATATACATGGCATGTAGGTTCTGCTCAATGAATGGATAGTCATCAAGTAGGTTTGAAGCAAAGTGATCGTAGTCGTTCTGCGTTAGCTCCACTATCTCCTCGATGACAAACTGGCTGCCTTCAGAGGGCTTTGTGGCCCTCGATTTGAACTCTGCAACATCAACTGGCTTCCTTAAGAACACTGCCTTACCCATTCCTCTTGCCTCCCCTAATGCCTTGGTAGTTGAAGTTGCCTTTCCTTATCTCCGCATTCTCGGCTTCGACCGCTTTCTTGTAGTCCTCGTCCTTCATTTCTTTCTGCCAGCACTCCATGCATATGCAGTCTGTGTTGAACATTGACATTATCCTTCCATCCTTGAGTTCCTTGTGGCACCTGTCACAGAGTGTCTGAGTGAAAAACCTGTCTCTCATCTTCCTTCCTCCAGCTCTTCCAAGGCACTATTAAGTTCCTCAAGAATGTTGCTTGCATACTTGTGTGCAGTGATACTTACTCTCGTGCCTACAATCTCAAGGTCACCTTCAACCATCTCGATTAGCCCTCTCACCAGTTCAACCGCTTTGCTGTTCTCTACCTTGGTTCCTGTAGGGTGGAACCTTCTATATGTTCCTTCTTTAATTAAGCTCTCAAGCTCTGTCTCACAATACATCATCACATCTTCATCCGGTTCACTTACGTTCTCAAGAATGAAGTCGTTTCCCCATTTACCGATGATCTTGCAGGTTGTCTTTCCGTTCTTTGTGATTAGGAAATCACCTTTTTTCATACATTAATCCCTCCTGATTATCTTGTTATTACATATATCACTCAAAAAGCTATATATAGCAAGTTAATCTTGAGGTTTCTGTATTAGTTTAGAACCAAAATGCCTCGATCATCATAGACGCTTCCCCTTATCTCATTTCTGATGGCTCTATCCAGGGCCATGATCAAGGCAACAGCTCCGTCAATCTTCTCTGTGCTCTTCTCCTTGTCCGGTTTTATATTACCAGCAGGATCCGTCTTTACGTATATGTTGTCCATCATCCAGCGGAGCACAGGATTGCCTCCATGGGCTATCTTCTTTTCGAGTGTCAGTTTCATCAGCTCCTTGGTAGGTGGTGACATGTCCTTGTAACCTTGACCGAAGGGAACTACTGTAAAGCCCATGCCTTCAAGGTTCTGAACCATCTGCACAGCTCCCCACCTATCGAAGGCTATTTCTTTAATGTTGTAATTTGTTCCAAGCTCCTCAATGAAGTTCTCAATGAAGCCGTAGTGGACCACATTGCCATCTGTGGTTTTAATATAGCCCTGCATCTCCCAGGTGTCATAGGGCACATGGTCCCTTCTAACCCTGTTCTGAATGTTATCTTCTGGTATCCAGAAGTAAGGCAGTATAATGTATTTCTCATCCTCATTCCTTGGTGGAAACACAAGGACAAAGGCTGTGATGTCTATGGAACTTGAAAGGTCAAGACCAGCGAAGCATTCTCGACCAACTAACTCATCTGGATTTACTGCAAAGTCGCATTCATCCCAGTGATGCATCTGCATCCACCTTACTGACTGCTTAACCCAGATGCAAAGCCTAAGCTGTTTGAACAGATTCTCCTCTGCAGCATTCTGTCTTGCATTTTCACAGGCAATCTTTATCTTGTCCTCTTGAACTGTAATGCCAAGGCTGGGATTTGCTTTCTTCCACACCTCAGGATTGGTCCAATCATCATTCTCATCTGCAGCATAGATAGTTGGATAAAATGTAGGATCCACCTTTCTGCCTTCAAGGATGTCCATAGCTTTTTGATGTAACTCGTAACCTATGCTGTTGAAGTCATTTCCTGCAGTTGTTATCAGAAAGTTTACAGGCTGCCTTCTGGCATCTGATGCACCATGAAGCATGACATTCATCATCTCCCTATTGGCAACGTGAGTCTCATCGAATAAAACCGCTGTTGGTGAGATACCATGCTTCGAGTAGGCTTCGCTTGAAAGCACCTGGTAAAAGGAGTTCATAGCTGGATACACTATCCTCTTCTGGGACGCCACAACCTTAAGCCTTTTCTTCAATGCTGGACTCAGTGAGATCATGTCCACCGCCACATTATAAATCAAACTGGCCTGAGCCCTGTCTGCAGCACAGCTGTATATCTCAGCTCCACGCTCACCGTCAGCAGTAAGCATGTATAGTGCAAGGGCAGCACCAAGCTCCGTCTTACCCTGCTTCTTGGCAATTTCAACATAGGCTGTAGTTATCTGCCTGAAGCCATTTGGTTTGATGATTCCAAATATGTTTCTGATTATGGTCTCCTGCCATGGGAGGAGCTTGAATGGTTGATTGTACCATTCACCTTTGGTGTGCCTAAGGTTCTCAATGAACCTTACAGTGTGATCAGCCCTCTCTGGCATATAGGTTGATGTTGGCAGCATAAACTTAGTTGGGACAAACACATCGCTTTTCTTATTAGCCAGTTATCTCACCGCATTCTTTTGGAAAATTGAGTGAAGCATATTCACCAAATAACATTGATGCTGCATTGTCCCTAACCTTAGCTGCCAGCCTCGAGTCATCGAAGGTTCCAATATGATACTTCTTACCACAGAAGTGGATGTATGCTTCGTAAGCATTCCCACGTTTGGCCTTGCTCACACCAATGTAGCCTGATGTATTTGTCCTCTTTAAACTCTGATTGAAGCAGTTCTCCTGGTGGTTGCAGATCCTAAGATTAGACCTTCTGTTATCCATCCTATCCCTCGAGATATGGTCCACTTCCATCCACGAAGGATAGTTCAAAATCACCTTATGGAGAGGGACAATCTTACCTTTTCTCTTTGTTGAGATGTATCCCTTCTTCGACAGGTGCCAGCTGTGCTTCTTGACCTTTTCATAATCAGCCTTATCAAAAGTAAAAGCCACACGATTTCTGGTGTAGCCTGTTATATAGGACTCTCTTTCAATAATCACATATGTCATTCTCCAGCACCTCCCTTGAGAAGAAGGAGCTCCATTGGATCATCACTCTCTAGTGGCTTATCTGTAACGATCCTGCTCCTAGCTGAAGGTGTCAGCCCAAACTGCTCGCAGAACCTATTCATTATCTTCAGGTAAGTCTGAGCGATGGAAACCTGCGGTACCTGCTGCCAATACCCTGATGGAGTCTTTACTATTGTTCCATGCTTGGTTATGAACTCCTCTGCTTCCTTCCACCTGGCATAGGCCTGGCAGTAACCAGCGAAGGCTGCCATGTCTACTTCGGAGAGGACTCCCATGGTCTCTAAGAGTTTACCGGTCCTTCTCCATTCCTTCTTGGCTTCAGCATCAAGCCACACAGGACACTTGGGCATCTTCTTATCCGGCTTTGGTTCATATTCATTTAGGGTTCTCTTTCCCGGATTTCCTTCCAGGATCTTTATCGCAGTTGGTTTTGGTTTCCTTCCTCTCGTTGCCATGGTCGTCACCTCCCTCCATTAGAAAAGAGCCCGAAGGCTCAATTTGCTTTTCTATCTATTTTTCTATCTTTGGTTCGATTCCTCTAAAGGCTCCGTTACCCCCAAGGCCTTTTAGAAGGGCTGCTCTCGTTTCCTTGTGCTCATCGCCATTTAACCCTAACCTTATCAACCAAACTCTCAAGGCATACTTTGGATTGTCATCCTGCGAAGGTTTGTAGGATGCGTACTTCAGTTGCCTGGCCTGGTTTGCTGCAGCCTTTAAGACTTCCTTCAAAGCCTTAACCTTATCCTCGCTGATCCCCTCGGTATTGAAGATTGCCACCGGAACCTGCCTGCTTAGGTCGATTTGCAGCCGCTTCAGTCGCGGCTTTAAAGGCTCCAGGGCCGCTTCAAGTTCCTTCAGGTCCGTTACCTTTGCCTCTGCCAGTTCCTCCGCAACACCGGGCCCCACAGGCCGCCAGTCATGGCCTAGTGCCAAAGCTAAAAGTCTTTGCTTGCTGGCGATCATGTTGATAAGGTTTCGAATCGTTGCTCCAGTGTGTCCATGAAGGCTAACCTCAATCACCCCGTCCTGCTTTGTTGTACTCTCACCCATAAGCACTCGCTCTGTGTAGGTTATCTCATCATCGGTAGAGTCGCTGTTAAGTATGCTCTCAACTAACTGTTCAACTCCTGCTGAATTGATGACCTCTCCAGTTCTTGTGATGGTGTAGGTTGTCTTTCCGTCTGTGATTTCGTAGCTGAAGGTTGGTGCTCCTTTGTACTTAGCCTTTGCTCCCATCTTCTCTTCAATCGCCTTGATAACTTCCTTTTTGTCCATTTCAATACCTCCTGTGTTTTCTTGGTAGTACATATATCACTCTAAACACAGGTTATATCAAGCTTAATCAATGACTTTCAGGCAGTTCTTTTACTACATCGGAGTACTTGATTTTGTTACCATCCTGAAGGAGGAACACCTCATCATCAGAACCCACAGTCTCTATAAATCGCTTGATTATTACTGAGGCGTACTTGGGATCAACCTCCATCCCGTATCCTACACGGTCTGTCTGCTCGCAGGCTATTATGGTACTGCCGCTTCCACAGAATGTATCAAGGACTATGCCGTTTACCTGTGAGCTGTTCTTTATGGGATAGCAGAGCAGCGGGATTGGCTTCATTGTGCAATGGATGTCGTTCTTCTTGGGCTTATCATAATTCCAGATAGTGCTCTGAGATCTGTCGCTGTACCAGCGATGCTTGCCACCCTTTGTCCATCCGTAGATCACTGGTTCATGGCCCCACTGGTATGGGGACCTTCCTAATGTGAATGTGTTCTTCGCCCAAATGCAAACACCACTGAGATGGAAACCAGCTTCGATAAAGGCCTTCCTGAAGTTTAGTCCCTCAGTATCTGCATGAAACACATAAGCAGATCCACCAGGTTCCAAATGAGTAGCCATGTTCTTAAATGCAGATAGCAGGAATTCAAAGAAATCTTTATCCTGCATGCTGTCATTTTCTATCTTCAATCCATTGGATCCTTCGTAAGATATATTATAAGGCGGGTCCGTGATCAGAAGGTTGGCTGTCTTTCCATCCATGAGCTTGGCTACATCATCCGGTTTGGTAGCATCTCCACACATGATCCTATTTTTGCCAAGTTGCCAAATCTCACCTGGCTTAACGAAGGCAGCTTCCTCGAGTGCCTTTGTCACATCGTAGTCGTCATCCTTAACGTCTTTATCGTGGAGTTTAGTGAACAGCTCATCAATCTCTGGTGGATCGAATCCAGTGAACTTAAGGTCATAATCTAGATCTTCAAGGTCCTTCAACAAGTCTGCCAGCATGTTCTCGTCCCAGAATCCTGATACCTTATTGAGGGCAACATTCAGTGCCTTCTCCTTTGTTTTGTCGATGTCGATGACCACACAATCAATTTCCTCAAATCCCAGTGTCTTAAGGACTGAGATTCTCTGGTGGCCGCCAATGACGGTTCTATCCTTGTTGACTATGACAGGATCAACATATCCAAACTCCTTAATGCTGTTCTTGATTTTCTCAAACTCGCTGTCACCAGGCTTCAACTTCTTTCTGGGATTGTAGTTGGCTGGTATCAGGTCATCTATTCGTAGCTTTTTAAACTCCATCTTCATCTCTCCAAAATCTTGATTTGATATAACAGGTATGACTGCAGTACTTTCGGTCAGAGCTTCCATAACTCTCAAACTCATTATTGCAATGGCTACAGGTTAATTTCTTTATGGCATTCTCGTTAGGTTTTCTTTTATCCGGGTGGAGCTGCCACCAGTTTCTCCGGCATGTTTCAGAGCAGAACTTCCGCACCCTACCTCTTGGCGCTTGAGTAAGTTTCTTGTTACAGTGTTTGCATATTAGAGATGAATTCTTCTGCTCCTCAAGGTTCAAAGCCACGACTACAGAACTGCCTCCAATTCCATGACGCTGGCAATAGCTACGGACATTATTTCTGTTAAGTCCCATGGCTGCTGCAATAGCCTTGTATCCGAAGCCATTTATGCGTAATTCTGTTATTTTCTGTCGTTCTTCATTAGTCATGTTCTATACACCTCCAGAAACAAAAGAACGCCTCGCTGGGCTCACTTCTGAGCTCAGTTAAGCGTCCAACCTTATTGTTTTTGTTTTAAACTATTACGCAAAAATCAGATTCTAAAACTGCTTGCACCTCAAGGTTTGAGGCGCTTTCCTACTCCATTTCGCGATACCCCCCTTATGAAATTTCGCGAAAATTCACGCGTCGGGACAGCGCGTCCGAAAGCCTTTGATCCCCAAGGATTTTCAGTCCCCTACCCCTTATGTAACGGTTTCAGTATTTGTATAAAATCTGCATATCTTCCACTCGAGTTTTTCTGTTGTGACACCTTGTGCATAGTGGTTGCCAGTTACTCTCATCCCAGAACAGATTCATATCACCACGATGAGGTATGATGTGATCAACCACATTTGCTTTGGTAAGTTCACCAACCTTCATGCACCTAACACAAAGTGGGTGTGACTCAAGGAACTTCTTCTTAGCCTTTCGCCACCTGCCATCGTAGCCTTTCTCTGTGGAGCTTAGCACTGTTGCTGCATGCTGCTTGGCATGTACATCACAGAACCTTCCTGCTGTGAGCAGTGGACAACCTGGATGCTTACAGGGCTTCATGGGTTTCATTGGCATAAACTTCACCTCAACAAAAAAGAGATTAGTAGACCTAATCTCTAATGACTTCCTTTTCAATCCCTTCTAGGTTATTAACATGATCTATAGTAGTTTCATTCGTATTGGTCATTGCATCATACATAACCTTCATTTTCCTTTGATTTGAAACCTTCTTTATTTCAGCTTGGATCTTTTTCTCCAATCGAGATGGTGTCGTTAACACTCTATATCGCGCTGAAATCTTATATAACATTGTGGTGTATTTCAAATCATTGTCGAACGTATTTACATAAGCATTCACAAGTGTCTTCTCTTTCATGTTCTGTAGCAGGTTAGGGTTAATGCTAAAGAACTCATTTTCGAACTTCTTAATAATTTCATTATCTAGTTCATTGTTTACAAGACTTCTGACCTTCCAAAATGGCAAGTAGACTTTTTTGCTCCTTAGTATCATGTTAAACGTCTTAATATCTTCTTTCGGAATAAATCCAAAAGTTGCCCAACTTGAATCCGGAATGTACATTTGGACAAAATTATGAATATCAGCGGGTAAACTCGGGTATAGCTTTCTGAGTAGTTTATTCCCAATGTACGTGTAAAGAAAAACTAAAATACCAATTATCACAAAATATGGAAAGTAGTAGTAAGCTAGCATAATAAATACGGCAAAATAAAATATCGTCAAATCAAATACCACCTCTTAACATCAAGTTGTTAATTCTTACCATCACTTATATACATAAGTTAACTATACAGAAATTAAACTTGATATTCAAGAAAACATTATTGGTGTTCAATCTAATTTAATAACCCAGGCATAAAACAAGCCCTGAGATTGCTCTCAAGGCTTTAGATATACTTCTACATTTCTATTCTCTCACATAATTTTTGATTCTACAAGTGTTCTAGGGGTGGCCTGTATGTGGCCTATTTTAAGTTTCCAAAACCTAGCCAAACCCCTAAAACCATTGATAATGCTAGCTTCCTGCGACTGCATTTGTTTCTGTGTCCATAATTAGATTGGTGACCAAGCAATCTTTTTTTAAATTTTTCAACATTATTTTCTCTGCTTCCTTCAAAGCTCTGTTATGAAGTTTCAGTACCCACCTCACCTGATAACCAAGTACCTCAGCAATTTCTTCCCAAGACTTATTTTTGATGTACCTCTGATTTATGATTGCTCGATAAAGTGGATCTTCGATCTCGAGTACAAGTAACTCAATCTCAGTCTTGAGGCTATAGAGCATGTCGATATCATTATTTATTTCTTGTTCAAGCATCACCATTCTAACAATTGCGTTCTCCATTGGACTCTTCTGCTTTGTTGAGCCAACCTTGATATCGCTATAGCTTGCTGTTATTTTCATAGCCTGACATTTTATGTTTTCCTTCTGGCTAAGCTTGTCATTAATCCTTTGATCTAAACTATGAGCTTTACTCAAATACTGTTTTATGTCCATTCTCATTCCTCCAAGTCTTTCAAGATTGCTCTCACTTCATCCAAACTTGTCACTTTGTAAGCTTTGCCGCCAGCTGCATTTATCTTCTCAAGTGCAACCGACTGTAGTTTGGTTAACCTTCCCTTCTCCGTTTTTACTTCAAAGGCCACAAAGTGACCTCTGAAGCAACAGATGATGTCAGGGATTCCTGTAGTTCCATACATGCCGCCATGTTCTTTCCAACAGAAGCATTCTGGTTGAGTTCTAAGGTATTTTAGGATTTTCGCCACTGCCTCTTTCTCTAACATCTTATTATTTATTATCCTTTATTATTATATATATGTTTCCTCTGTTACCTCATTTTGTGTGTACACACACCTCGTATAGGAGCACATTAGATTTCCATTACATTTTTATCTAATTACTTATATATACACGTATGTGTCCGGAAAAACATAGAAACAGAGGAAACAGTGGTAACCCATTAAGATTTTCCGATAAGAGGAGCTGCATTATCTTCACTCGGATCCAATTGAATCTCAATGACTTTACACGATTTTCCATTTATTCTTTTTTGATACTGCATCCTGGTGTTCCCTTTCGCATCCCTGCGAGTGGTGATGTAACCGCGGTCCTTAAAACCTCTAGTCACTTTGCTGTAGTCGAAGCCCTGCTCCTCTAAAGCAGCTCTTAGGAATGCCGGAATTATGTAGTACGTGGAGCCATTACAGAGTCCATAGGTTATCTGTGTATCGTTTGTAAATTTAGCTGTATTGCTCACAAGCCAGCCTTCAACAAACTCCCACGCTCTTTCGATGGTGTCTACTTTCTCCAGTTGCCTGTTATTTGTGAGAGCCGAATAACCCAATGAGATAGCTTGCTTCCATGCTTCTTCACAAGATAACCCAAATACTGAGACTGACGATAGGTAGTCACCAAGACAAACTACAGCAACGTTATCCAGCTGGCTGTTGGCTTTACTTTTTTCTTTGTTGTTATAGTATTCACTGATCTCGTCACGTAATTTATCATACATTTCTTTGAGCTGTTTCTTACCTTTGACATTATTTCCAAGAATGTAGCGAAGGTATTCCTCACCACCATGACCAAAGTTATTCTCGCTAATAATGTGGAGCTCATGTGCGAAGTCTTCATTGTCTACTGGCTTTGAGTAGAGTTCAAAGACTCTCGAGAGCACGCCATCGTTAGAATTCTCCTTGGAAATTGGTTGTTCACCCGTTGTTATTACAATGTCATTCCATTCGGTTTTATCTTGTAGTCCACCTTCTTTTGCTCCTCTAAGCCTACCAAATCCCATGGATAATCCATATATGATTGTCTCAGCGGATATTCTTCTTTCGTTCAGGACCTGAAGTTCATCTATGGCAAATGGAAGATTATTGAGTGCAGCAGCCATTCTCTCAAGGCCTACTGATGTTGCATTGAAGCTTGCCAGAAGTACCTTTGGATCTCCCCAAACGCTTAGACCAAGTTTTACTGCTGCGGTCTTACCGCTCTTTGAGTCATGCCATATGTGCACAAAGAATATTCTATGTTTCAGTGGTTCAAGTAGTGGTGATGCAAAAGAAGCCGAGATTAGGAACCTCGCTATGGGATTCTCTCTCGCCTTAAGCACATTCTCTTTCCAAAGCTCATAGCTGCCTTCTTTGTGAATTGCTGCCATTACATCAGTGCCTTCTTTGCTGGTGCTGTCGTAAATTACTTCGTCCTTAGTTACAAAGGGGTAGAACTGGTTACAATTGTCAAACCAACCAATCCTTGAGATTGACTTTGTTATCTCCATCCCACTAATATTCTTCAGGTCATAGTCCCAAAGATACTTCACAAGATCCCCTGATGAGTCTGAGCTTACAGGTATCCCATTATCAGCAAACTTCATAATTGAGTTTTTGTTGAATACCTGGGATGGTGATGTTATTAACCTTTTCCATTTTCTGTTGTTAAAGTACGCCAGCTCCACCTTTGTTGAAAAATCATCGATATTTTCAAATTTTCTGGAGATGACAATAGGTGAGGGACAGATCGTTGAAACAACTGTCCCCTCACTCGTAGTTGCATATTTCCTTACACCATTCTTCATAGTTACGTCCCAACCATGAGGTAGGACTGCACCCTTCAACTCGATACCATCGAGCTTTATTGGTTTGTCTGCATCTGGTTCTATGCTGAAACCATTGTCCTTGTTGCATGATTTCAAGGCATTCTCAAAGTCTCTGATGCTAACCTTATTCTTTAGTTTCTGCTTGTACCTCGTATATTCAGCAGGTAGGCTCTTCTTAGCATAGGCCATAGCCTTTATTGTTTGCTCTGAAAACACCTCATCAATATCTACATTTTCTTTTGCTACCAGTTCTTTGACCAGCTCCTCCATGGACTGTGAACCATGAACTATGGGAGCTTTGACTGTGCATTTGGGATTACAGGTGAAGCCCAGAGCCTCTTGTATGTAGCTACAGGTATGCGGCTTGTCCTCTTTAAGTGCTCGTCTGATCCTCTTCTCAGTTTCAGTCTTATCGTATTTGGGATAGTCCCTGCTATACTCGTGAACTACTTCAGCTCCACCTTTAGTTAGAGCAAGATTGCTGATCATTGCATGCCAGTATGGCTCAGGGAGGGTTTTAGCATTATCCCTGCAATGCCTTATGAAGCTGCACTTCTCGGTGATCCTTTCTGCTAATGCTTCTGTATTTCTTTTCACCACAGCTCTTTCTTCAACAGGTTTGGAGACGGAGCTGTATTTCTTGAAGGTATCAATGCTGTACCTTGTTCCATTTGATTCCATTACCTTACATTCAGACTTATCTTTTAGTTTGTGGTTTAATGTTCCTGGTATCCTTAGTATTCTTGCAATGTCATATACTGAATCAATTCTCCACCCTAGTATCTTAGCTCTTTCATTGATGTGCCTACCCCAACTGGAAACTATACCCTTGATCTGCTCCATTTCCTGCTTTGAATTAATGATGAATGGTTCATTGAGGAGCCAGTATACATGCATTCCATTTCCTGACCATACTATGATGCTTGGTTTTACTGGTAGGCTACCCATGAACTGAAGTGCAATTTCCCTTGTTTCAGGGAGAGCAGTTTCTGCGTGTGCTGCACCCTTTACATCGATATCTGCATAGAGCACATTAACTGAATGGATATCATGATCACTACCTCTTAGTCCTAAGCCAAGCTGCTTCTTTCGTAGGTTAACTCCGAAGAAAGTGTTGGTTTTCTTTCCAAGCTCTGCAGCTTTTTTCTCTGCCTTATCAAGCTCATTTACCTTGAACCAGAAAGTTTCTTTTTCGGGGATAGTATTCAGTGTTATGTACCCGTCTTTACAGCCTTTATATATTTCCTCTAGAAATCCTCGTGTAACCATTGTATCCCTCCCCTAAAACCTTCTCTCCGCTTTTGCTAAGCTCCTCACACAGATCATTGAAGTACCTTATCTTCATGTTCTTTTGTTCCGCTCTCTCGATCTCCTTAACCATGCCAGGTGAGCGTTTGTTTCCAAAGACCCACAGTTCCCTGCACTTTGACAGTAGTACTATACCCATGAACAGTGCATCCTCTCTTTCTGCAGGCTGGTTGTCGTCCATGAACTGAGGAAATAGAAGGTGTGGTGCTATTGGTATTACACCTTTAGTCACAGCAAATCTGCTGTATCTTCTTGCTCTTTCAACATTGGTTGCTGTGTCACCTGCAAAAGGTGAACAGATGTAGACTACTGGTTTGAACCTTCGTTCCTTCTCTATCTTAACCATGGCAGCATATGCTGTTGGATCTATGTAGTGCTCTGTATTGTATAGATTTACGCGTTCCATTTTATCAACTCCATTTTCATTATTCTTTGTCGCTCCAGTACCTTCTGTAAGCCTCTAGAGGCTCCATCAAGATCTCCTGCCAGAGCTTGTCCTCTGATTGTTTTATATGTTTGCTTTGGAATGCTACACTTGTAGCTTTCCAAGTCTTTTACGAATTTCTTTCGTTCAATCATCCTAGCTCCTCCAAACTTCCAAATCTGTCTCCTATGGCTCCTTCAGCTATGATTGGTACATCGAATCCTTCAAAAGGCACTGCTTCCATGCAGCCCTTTATGAAGGTATACGCCTCTTGCATCTTTTCTTCTGGTACTTCGAATACTAGCTCATCGTGTATTGTCAGCAGCGGCCTGATGTACTGCCTCTCGCCTAAGCCAGCAACGAGCCTTGCCATCGCGAGCTTCAGTATGTCTGCAGCTGTGCCCTGTATTGGTGTGTTTAAGGCGCACCTCTCCCAGTAGGACCTTACACCCCACTCGGTGCTTAGGATGCCTTTAAGGCACCGTCTGCGGCCAAGAGCTGTCTCGCTGTATCTTTTATACTTTGCCATTTTCTTAGTGTCGTTCTGCCACCTGGTTAGTCCAGGGTAGCCTGACTTTAGATTGTTTATTATCTTGCCGCATTCATCTTCGGTCTTTATGAGACCGGCCTTGAACTGCAGGTTACGCTGTAGACCCTTCGGATAAAGGCCATAAATACACCCAAAATTAGAATTTTTAGCTATGCTTCGTCTTTCCTTGTAGTCCGTGTGTCCAGTGTCCATAGCTTCCTCAAACGGGATATTGTAGATCACTGAGGTTGTCTGTGCGTGAATGTCTCCACCATTTCTGTAGGTTTCAAGCATCTTGGCATCCCGGCAGTAGAAGGCTCCAACCCTAAGCTCAATCTGTGAGAAATCAAGGTCCAGGAATTTATGTCCATCAGCTGATTTGAAGAAGTTACGCACTCCTACACGATCATTGCCCTTCCTTGGTATGTTCTGAAGGTTAGGCTTCCTGCTCGCGAATCGCCCAGTCTCAGTCCCAAGCTGAAAGAAGTTAGGATGGATTCTGCCTGTGGCGTAATTAACCTGGGTTAGATATCCATCGATGTACGTTGACTTAAGCTTTCCCCACTTACGAAATTCTAAGACCTTATCGAAAAGGGGTACGAGCTCTGGTCTGTTATCCTTGCTCCAATCTGCTAAGAGCATTAGAGCTTCATCATCTGCTGCTTCATTGAACTTCTCTGTGGTCTTTAATATAGGGAGCTCCAGCTCCGTGTACAGAAAGTCCTTGAATTCCTTCGTTGCTGCATTAAGTCCAAGGTTAACCTCTCCGATCATGTCGGAAATATCTTCCCTCAGCCGGCTTAACTTCTCCTCAGCTTCTGCCTTCTTCTCAAGCATCAGGTCCGTGTCTACGAGGATTCCATTGTGCTTCATGATTCCCACAAATATTGCTGTTGGTGACTCTACCTTCTCAACGATGTATCTGTGGCTTGGCATGTACTTTTCGAACCACTCATTGAATAGAATGTAGAGCCTTAAAGTGTAGTCTGAGTCTGAACAAGCGTATCTGATGGTTTCATCGTCATCTGGATCCAGTTCATCAAAGTGCCTACCTGCTGTCACATCAGCGAAGCTTGGCATTTCAATTCCGAAGAACTCCGGAACCAGCTTCTTAAGGCCACTATCCTTAAGCTCTCTGAACTCAGTTTCTGTCTTTAGTATAAGCTGGCTTGCTGCAATGGTATCGTAGCAAGGTTCCTGGATCACTGTTCCTTGGTGGTAATAGAACATTGTTTCGAAGGCTAAATTATGCGCAACTTTTACACTGTTTCTGTCTGTTAGTAATTTTGCAATATAGAATTCAATATCCTGCATATTTGTTACGTTGTTTCCTCTACCATGGCGAAGTGGTACATAGATTCCAGTTCCTTCGCTAACGCTGAATGAAACTCCTGTGATGCTTGATTTGTGTGGATCAAGAGCTGCAAACTCCTCACCTCTATATGCATCATCAGCCGATGTTTCAATGTCGAAGGAGAATACATTAGTGTCGCCTATATAGTCTTTAAGTTCAGCCAGTGTTCTCACACGCTTGTAGTCTGTCATATGATCTCCTTATTGGAGGAGCAGGCTATTAACCTGCCCCATTACAATTCCTCTTATCTGAATTTATCCAGGATCTCTCCTGTTTCGATGTCCACAAAAGGATTCTCAGTATCATCGACTCCATCAACTTCGTAGCTGATCTTGCCGCTTAGATATCTGACATCTTCTGCTACCTTTGCTACCACACTAATCTCGTCACTGGTAAGGAGCCTGTCTATGGAGAATCGCGCCTGCGAATAAGCTATCCCTCCACTGTTAGTTGCTTTCCTCAGTGTGAATTTCGTAACTACTGTATGAGCCTTATGCCCTTTACACAGGAGCTTCGTCACATATTTCGTGAACTCCTTGATAGAGCCCGTAGGTAATGTAATTAGCACAGGTAGTAAGTTTCCTTCAAACAGGAGATAAATCCTACGCCTTGCCTTGCAAGCCTTGCTGTTATTTTCGCCACTACCAAATTTATTGTACTGGCAGGATAAACAAGAACCTCCAGGATTTCCATCACCGACTAAGCCATCATAGCTGCCACAGTCTGGTGGCTGATTTCCGCCTGTATACTTACCCCTGTAGAACATCTGCATTGGGTGATGATATAGGATAACTCCTTTAAACTCTTTCACTGTTTCAGGCTCACTGGATTCATCACCAGGTATTTCAAACATGGTTGCTCCACCAGAAGGAAGCTTAATCCTCTCAAAGCTCAGGTCCATACCTGCAAGTTCCTCGGTTAATGTGTCTGCTAGATTGAAGTCCACCAGCTTCAGGAATCCCTCATTTGTTCTCTGTACTGCAATTTCGTTGTTTTTCAATTTTGTGTCCTCCTCGATTTATTTCAAGCTTCTATGCTCTTATTTTCTTTGTTGCGTTGTTGCGTTGTTGCGATGTTGCGTTGTTGCGATGCATCAGGTGCTTTATGCCTTCCTGACCCCAACTGTGGTCCTCTCGAATACGTTTACTTTACCTTCGAGCCAATTGGGTAATAAATCCTCATTTTCTAATATCTGCTCTTTGACGAAGGCAGACAGACTGTTTGCGTTGACAGTCTCAACCACAAGGGATCCATACCCTTGTTTCTTGAGGGCTTCAAAAAGCTCCTCCTTCTTCTCTCCTGCAGCGGATGCGTAGACCTTTGTATTTAGATAAAATAGTGTGCCGCTATGATTGAAGCTCTGGGTCTCATTATTAATCATTAGTTCAGTTAATCTCTGGTCTGTTTCATCGATCGTCTTGTTTAGGAATTTAAGTTCTTCCTCCACTTTTTTCTTTACACTTCTGAGCTCTTTCAGCTTGTCTGCTAGTTTGAAAATCTCATTTTCTATGTTCCTCCCCTCCCTTTATGTGATTATGTTCTTCCAGTTGTCCACGATTGAATGCGCGATATCCTCCTTCTTCTGGAGGGCAGTGAGTACAGTTTCGTCGATAGTTCCTTTAGCAACCAGGTGAATGTACACGCATTTGTTCTTTTGGCCGATCCTATGTATCCTGGCCTTTGCCTGAATGTAGTCCGCGTAATTGTAGGATAGACTGTAGAAGACGCAGGTGCTCGCTGCAGTCAATGTTATCCCCATGGACGTTGTTTGAATCTGTCCCAAGAAGACTCTACACTCAGGGTCCTCCTGGAAGCGCCGGATCTCTTCTGCCCTATCTCTTGTACTTCCGTGGATAGTAGCGTGTCCGACCATTCTGTTTTCAAAGAGCTGCTTGATCTGTTCTATCTCTGGTATGAACCTGGCCATTACTACCAGCTTTTCTCCCACTTCGAGAACTGAGTCAAGGATATCTTCTAGCGCTTCAAGCTTGACACCTGATACTTGCTCGAAGCGCTCTGTTTCATCGTCTGCCCTGATGAATCCTCCAGTCATTTGCTGAAGCCTTAAGATCCTTGTCAGGATGTTTGTAGCTGTTACCTCACCCTTGGATAGTTCCAAGTATGAGTCCCTTACGAACTCTCTGTATTGCTTCAGAGCTTTTGGTTCGAGGATTACAGGGTGTATTTCGTCTATTGTCTCTGGAAGGTCCAGAGCGTCTGCTTTTGTTACTCTGTAGGCTATAGAATGAGCCTTCTCTATGAGCTCTGGCATATTCTTATAGGCTACAGGCTGGTGGAATGTCCCAAGGACTGCATAACGGTTTTTAAATGCGTAGAAGGAGCTTCCGAAGATGCTATCATCAAGCATCTTGTACTGGGAGTATAGGTCCAGTGGGTTCTGCGTCACAGGTGACCCTGTTAGGATCATCCTGAACCTGCACTTCCTGGCAATCCTGTGAACTGCTTTGCTGGTCTTGGCACCAGGATTCTTAATCCTGGTTGACTCGTCTGCTACGATGAAGTCCGGAGACCACTTAATAAGTTCATCTTCTATGAGTGGTACACTGTCGTAATTCACTACTGCTATCTGCAGCCCTTCACCTGTGATCGTCTTTAGTTGCTGCACCTTCTGAAGGCTGCTTCCAGTTAGGATTCGTAGTATGGACGGAATATTGGAGAATTTTTCAAACTCTTCTTGCCACACTCCAACGATGGATTTCGGAGCGATGATGAGGGTTCGTTTTATCTTATTGTTCAGGTATGCTCTACCTAGGACTGCGATAGTTGTTATTGTCTTGCCGCAGCCCATTTCATTCCATCAAAAGTGCTACGCCTTTTGATTTGGCTTCTTCTTTTGAGATCTTAACCACCTCCCTCAAAGATCCCGAGAATTCTGCAGGCTAAGTTGTAGCCGATGACCTGGTGAGAATATGGTTCGACTTTGAGTGGCATTGGCTGCTCCGGCTCCACAGCAAGTTGTGACTTACGTATTTTTTCTCGGTTTTCTTGGACAAGGTTTTTGTCTTCATTTTTTGCTTTTTTCATTGGCACCTCTTGGTATCCTATTTATTGGACACTCTTTTTGCTATTGTGAGATTATGCCTGAACACGTTGATATTACTAGGTTTTCATTACATCATCTACCTCATTTCAGAACATATATTCTTACGAACGTATGTTCTTATTTAATTATATGACGTCCCCTACCGTTTGTAAATCGAACAGACGAATATTTTAATATTAAATTTCGACTATCCATATTTACCAAATAAATACGTGTTTTATATAAAATAAAAGACCTTGCTGTTTAAGCAAGGTCTCTTGAGTTTTAATATCAAAAAAAGATGGAACATAATATTCCACTCCAACTATTTCTAATTCTCAGAATACTATACTATTTCGTATCGCTACAATTCAATATGCTTAGAGCACTCTTCCAGTGAGTATGAAACCCCATCCTCTTTAGTGATACTAGTCTTCTCTCAGAAATTTGATCTTCTAACATATCTAAAAACTCTTCCCATATTTGTATATCCTTGTCACTTAAGCTTGAATATATATTTTTCATAACAAGTAAACCTGAAAACAGTGTTGTATATCGGTCTTCATCTTTGATTTGTTGATTATCAAAATAAATTTTATCATTTTTTCGAATTGCTGGAGAATATGTAAATCTACGACCATATAGTCTACCCCCATGTGCACAAATATTCCTAAGGATAAGGACTGCATTAATCCAGGAAGGAATATCCTTGGGACCCACATCAATAAAATTCAAATCAGACCAGTACTTTCGAACCTTTCGCTCAAGATGCATTATTAGTGTACTAACTTTCCCTAAAGTCATTTGCTCGATTATTACCCAGAACGGAAAGTACCCTCCATATTTACTCATGTGATGTTGAATCATTAAGTCCCCATCTTTTCGAGCGTACATGTCACCTGCTATATCAGATAGCATGAATTCGATGTCACCGCTGGTAATCGCTGCGGACTTATATATTCGATTATCCAGGTAAACTAATGAAGGATGAATATCGTGTCCTTGTTTACCGAGAAGCTCAATAATATCACTATATGAATTCGAAAGAGTATAAGCTAAGGTTGTCTTTATATATATTTCTATAGTATTAATTAACGATAAAAGATTATCTCTTAGAAATGTATCAAATTCATATATTTGCAATAAATCAGTAAAATGGCATTCAAATTCAATAAATTTCATAAATATGGAGAATCGATAGTAGTTAGTTTGCGAAAAAAAATCTTCAGCTAAAGATACTTCTTCCGGGAAAAATCGAATATTGTATTCTGTCTTTAACTTCTGAATCATATCAGGGACTGTAATTGGGAACTTCAAAGTATCAATGGCTTTATTGGTACTACAAATTTCTCCATCTACTAAAGGAAACTGATGCCTTCTGATTCTTAATTTATCGAAATCCTTTACATCTATTTCCCTAATCGTTTTGTTTAATTTTTTTAGGTCTATTTCAATAATTTTGCAATTATCTTCCATAATTACCTCCAAAAAAAAGGCCAACCCTGGTACGCTTATAACATAAATGCTACATAGGCGTGGCTGACTCGCTTAATGTTATTGTATATACACCTACAAAAATTGTCAAGAATTATGTTTTAAGTATCATCATAAACCATCTAGTCAGTTTAGTAAAACGCAATATATGTAAATGATATATATTAATATACTTAATAAGTTTATACGCCAGTAAATGAATATTCAAAGTCATAAAATAAGTGTATACTGATATTTAACAATGAATAGTATGGCTTCTGCTATTGCCTTAAATATTTTAACCTCCTCTTCTCCATAAATAATGAGCGCAACCGTTTGTGATCAATATGTTTACTCCGTTTTCCAACATGAGTTTTAAAGGTGTCCATTAAGATGAAAATTAAGCGCTAGACCTTCAATATACCCATTAGGATATGTATACTTTAATTGCTTTTTATCAAATATAGCATTGGTATCATGAATTATTCTATGATGATTCGGGCAGATTATAAGTTGATTATCGTAATTATTATTCAAACTCTTAACAAAGTAATCAATATGGTGTGCTTCAATAATATTGGAGTTATATTCCACCCCTACTTTAGTCCCACAAATTTGGCATTTGTTATCATATAGGTGTTTCAGAGTATTCCCTATCCTCCTATTTAATTTCCTAATCTTTACAATTTGTTCTGAAAGATAAATTCCAGCGAATTCATCTATAAGTCCCGTCTCAAATAGCAGCTCTTGTCTTCCATCAACTATATCCTTTAGTTTAGAGATATCCTCAGCAATAACGGGTTCAAATAAATACGTGTCTTCACTTTCAGAAGCAAATATTACAATGTACTCTTTGTTTTCATCAAGAAGTCTTAGTCTGCCTCTTTTATCTGAAACTCGCAACTCTCTACCAATCTTCAAATAGTTATAACTATTCTTAAAGTGAATTTTTAGTGCTTTGGCAAGCTCACTATTATATGAATACCTTATTTGGAGTGTATCTTTTTTTCTGTTTTGGTTATCTGCAAAATTCACATTAACAATTCTAGCTTCATAGAATCTTCCAAGAAAATTCACATGAATATTTCTCGATTCACCTCTATCCAATAATCTATTCATATACCTACCAAAAATTTCAAGATCTCTAGCTGGTAATGTTAACCCATCATTTAATAGAGACCAATCTACTTCTTTTTTATAGACATACTTTTCTGATATTTCCATTTGCATCTCCATCAATCAATCGACGAATCACTTTGCACCCGTCAATGAAGTGTATGAATTTATCTTATTTCTTCAACTAAACATCTGCATCCATTGAACTCTAATTGCGCCCCGACACGTGCCCACCGTAGTGACTTACCCAAATATGATACCCTTGTAACTTCGATTACAGATTTATTTTTATTTACTGGGTTTACCTGGGGGACAAACTTAACAGTAATAATAGAATTATCAATTAATTTTCTTAGTACGACAGACTTAAATGTAAACTCACTATTTCCTTTTATATGCTTATTACGAGCTACTTGTTTTTTTGACGAGAATTCAGAATTATTGCTACCACTGGTGTTTCTATTATAAAGTGTGTCGCTTGTTTTGTTTGTGGAACTAGGTCTTGAATTGCTGAAGAGCTCTTCCTCATCATTCTTTATTGATGGTTTTGTGTTCTTTCGTTTATTCTTCTCGTTTGTCGAGCTATCAACAATAGTAGATTCATAATGTTTGCAAAAGCGATAATAATTGGAACCTATATCATAAATCTCAACCTTATGCTTTTCACAAAATCCTTCATTATTATTCTTGCATGCTGTGCAAGAATTGTGTAGTTTCGTTTCACGTTCATAAATCGTGCCTCTCCAATTTGCATTCGATTTTGGTCTAAACATATTCTCCTCCAATAAATATATTTACTTAACATTCTTCGTGATTATCTTCTACTTTAACAATCCCTCACAATACTTCATTATCTCCTCTGGAGAGGAAATATTATCAAATTTCTCTTTATATATTGATTCAGTTTTCATAATATCAACTGACGCATTAATATAAGATTTATAGTCTGAATTAACACCAAACAAATAATTAATGGCTACTGAATAATG